AGCAGACATTCCTACAGCAGCAGTAAGCAATCTCTCGGTAGGAAAATTTTCTCTCTGAAGTTCTGCAAGACGAGAAGAAAAGTCAGGAAAATTTTTACTGGGTAGAGAAGTAGTGGTGTCTACAAACTCAACATACTTTTTAGTGTCAATCATACTTAAGGGTTGCGAAGGTTTTTTTGTTATTAAAGCGTTTTACCAGATCCATTTTATCATCTTCATCATAGTCTTGTCCAGAGTCTACTAGATCTTCTTGTGCAGATTGCTCGACATCATAGAGTTTCATCTTTGCTCGATCAATCCCGACACAGAATCTTTTATTCATTGTGGGATCATTATAGCGATTCTTGAGTTGTTTGACCATGATTTGATTCATACCCTCCAACTCTTCGGTACTAATAAGGGCAAACATAAGATCGGCAGTAGCAGGAAGACCAAATGATTCACTAGTATCAGTAAGATCAACATCAGTGCTGCCAAAACCTGAACGAGTGGTTTGCGTAGCAGAGACAATAGGTACATTAAACTCAACAGCAAGACCGCGTAATTCTTCGGCAATTGCTTTAACATATGTGTATGAGTTAACAACGGATCCTTTATATCTCTGGGAAGCACAAATATTAAGGTAATCCACAAAAATAATATCGGGTTTAATACTTCGCTTAAGAGAAAGATCATTAAGAAGAGACTTAAAATGACCCACATGTGCAGCTGCTGTAGGATACTCTTTAATTATAAGTTTACCCTGGGTCTTCTTACTTAAGTTATTGATCTTATTATCAAACATCACTTTAGGAAGAGTAGTAAGATCTTTGATGTTAATATTCAATAGATTAGCATCAATTCTTTCTGCAATTTTTTCTTCAGCCATCTCAAGCGTGATGTATAGTACGTTCTTGCCCTGTAATAGCACTGAACTTGCGACATGACACATAAACAAAGATTTACCAACACCAGTGCCAGCGAGAGCAATGTTGAGCGTTTTACTTGGGAGACCACCTTTTGTAATTTTATTAAAGAAGTCCAAATCAAATGGGATTTTATCTTCTTGTTTATGATAGTAATCATATCTCAAACTAGCATCATCGATATAATCGTGACCAATATGACTATCAAAACATACCGATAGTGCTTCAGAAAGAATAGACGGGATTGCACCTTTGTCTTTATCACTGTCCTTTCCATCTGCAATCTTAATAGACTCCATAAGCGATAAGTAAATCGCTCTCTCCTGGGCCCACCTCTCAGATGTTTCAAGGATCCACTTATAATCATTGTCCTCATTAATTAGGTTTTCAATGAGAGTATTAGTCTCTTTATATAGATCTTCTGTAAGATCTTCGCGCTTATCACATTCAATACCCAACACATTTGGAGTCGGTAAAGCATCATAATTAGAGACATACGAAGAGATCTCAGAAAAAAGAATCTGGCAAGCACGACTCGTGAAATAACTTTCCTTAATGTATGGAATTACTTTGCGGCAATACTTCTCATTGTATACCAAGTTATTCAGGATGGTATGCTCAATATTCATAGATAATGTAAGTAACTTCCAACGATATATTTGTATCCTTGTTTTAGTGGTTGACCAGAATGACGATACAACCAGAGGGATGGGAATATCAATAGTCTACCACACTTCGGTTGAATTGAGTAGTCCAGTTTCGGAAATACAGTATTTCCCTGACCCTCTAAAGTATTATTAAGATATAAAAAACATACTAAAAATCTTCTAGCAGAAGCATAGTCTCCAACATCAACATGATCTTTAAATTCATCTGTCTTTGGAGCATACCTTTTAATTCGATATTCTTCAAAAGAATATGTTGGAGGAAAATCTGGTCCAAGATCTAACTCTTTCATATACAGAGAGACATAATCAACAAATACTTGTTGAATATTAATTTGAATATCCATCCATTTTGGATCTGCATCAAGGTATCTCTTTGATAGATTAAACTCAGTAAAAGTTGGTCGTTGTTCTCTATCAATTCTAGTATGGTGCTCAGTATCATGCTCAAAAGTTTTTATGACTTTTGAGCAAAACTCTTGCGATAATACCTCGTCATAACACCGAATATAATCCTTTAGCTCAGTTGCCATACATAAACTCCTTCTGTGCAGCTTCATCTAATGCTTGCATTATTTCGGGCGTGAAATACTTCTCAGGATCGGAAAGAATAACAGAAGGATAAACGGAAGATTCCCCAACAACCACGCGATTCCCCTTACGTTCGAATACTCCGTACTTCTCACCCAACTCCAATAATCCATAATATTTGTCCAATCCACGGTCATAATAAAGACGTGTTTCAATTTGACTATTCTCCTTTGTCATACGAGATTTTGCAGACTTACAGGTAATGATATTACCAATCACTTCTTTGCCGTCCTTTTCTTTCTTTTTAGAAAGATAGATGATTGTACTTGCAGCATACTTAAGACCACTACCTCCACCCATTTCTTTTGTGGGCACATAAGCACCAACAACATCGTAGGTATGATTTGTGACTAGAAGAGGCACATTTGCCTTACCCAACTTGAGTGTCAGCACTCTAAAGATTGCCTTTACAACTTGAGCACGGGTCATATCTCGGGTTTCTTTACCTGCTTCAGAATCTTCAATTTCTTTTGTAGTCGAAAGCATTCCTAGTGAATCAAGCACAAACATCATTGGTTGCCGATCTCCTTCTTTTTGTGCTAGATACTTGTCAAGGATTCGTAGAGATTGAGTACGAAATTCTTGCACAGTAGTGACTGGCACAATCATCATTCGTTTTGCATCAATCCCACGAGAGGTGATCATTTCTCTAGTAATAGCAGATTCTGATTCAAAATAGATAACACCTGCATTAGGATTGCTATCGAGAAAATGTTTGACAATAGAGAGGCAAAAGAAAGTCTTACCTGTAGACGATTCTCCTGCAATAGCCGTAATTTTGTTTGACGGGATGCCACCGAAAATCGACCCTGATACCAAAGCGTTGAAAGTGTAACTACCTGTATCAACGAAAGAATCGCAGTCACCAGCAGCAACACCATCAGCAACGAGTGCAGCATATTCATTACCAATCTCCTTTACGACATCTTGTAAAAAATTCACCTCTTCACCTCCAGAATAGTTGTGATGTAATTAGAACGTTTCATGGCACGTTGAAACCATTGAGCATCTGATAAAGTATCGAACTCTTTTTCTTCCCGTAGAGAAAACCCAAATGCTTTCTGATACGAAACAATAAACGTAGTTTTCATGCAAACAAAAACTCCAAACTTCCCTTCTTCTCCGCTTTCCATCCAATTGTATCCAAAATACCCTGAATTGGATTCAAGAAACTTTTACTAAATTGTAAATCATAATCTACGTTACTATCAAGACTAAACTCTTTTGGAAATGTTTGAAAAAATGACATAACATTCTCACCAATCTTATTTGGTTTTGTTAGGTAAATAAATTTGATCTTTTCACCATCTTGAATTAGAGGATACTTATGCGTCAGTTTTAGTCTCTTTACATGATGATTATACAGCAATGCACCACGTACGTGAATAGGGCACTTATCAGAATAAATCGAAGATGGTGTGGAATACTTATTTAGATTGTTAACAGATCTTGGGAATGAAATATCTTCGATTGGCAACTCAGTAAATTCTTTCTTGAATTTTGCAATAAAGTTTTGTGTTGCCTCTTCAGTTTCATTCATAATAATGACCAGCACATCTCTTAGTTTTTGACGGCATGGCATAGGAGTAGAAGATTTTACTGCCTCAATGCCCATCATTTTTAGTTTTGGTTTTTCATACCTAACTCCTTCACTATCCCACACATTGAGGATATATCGTTTCTTGGCAGTCCAGATGCCCTTTTCTGCAATATTCTCTCGCTTCATCTGCATCTTCTGGTCATATGCATTCACATACCCAGCCAATTTTTGGTAAGAACTTTCAATATACTTTTCAAATTCCATGTGACAGATCTTGTCAAGGAACCGCACAATTTTCTCAGGAGTTTTCTCTCTTCCTTTGTATACACTTTTAACCAGAGGACCCAGATTGAGATAGATAGAATCAGTATCAGCAGCAATAACATAATCTTCTCCATCGGTTTTTAGAATCTTATTGAGATAAGCATTCATCTTATCCTCAATCCACCGAATAGAGACC